CTATATCTAAATCAAAATTACAATTTATCTGTTCCGTCTTGTAGGGGCCGACGGCTCTGTCGGCCCGGAGAAGGGCTGTGATGGGCGGACAGGGTCGTCCGCCCCTACATACTTCGTCACCGGCGAGAGATTTTCGTGCAGGGCAAGGCGTGCGGGCGCAGGCGTACATACTATACGTCAAGTCCGGCCGACGCGGCCATGCTCGGAAAGATCCGGCGGCGTAGTTCAGGGCTTTATTTGTCCTGCAGGCAGGCGATGCCGGGCAGCTCGAGACCCTCGAGGAATTCGAGCGATGCGCCGCCGCCGGTGGAGATGTGGGTGATCTTGTCGGCAAAGCCCATCTGCTCGACGGCCGCCGCGCTGTCGCCGCCGCCGACGATCGTGACGGCGCCGCTGTCGGCCAGTGCCTGCGCCATGGCGCGGGTGCCCTGCGCGAACCTCTCAAACTCAAAGACGCCCATCGGCCCGTTCCAGACGACCGTGCCCGCGCCCTTGACGGCCTCGCAGAACGCGGCGGTCGTGTCGGGGCCGATGTCCATGCCCTCCATGTCGGCGGGGATGGCGCCGGTGGGGACGACGCGGCTCTCGGCGTCGGGGGCAAACTCCGTGGCGGCGAGCGTGTCGGTGGGGAGCAGGAGCTTCACGCCGTTTTTCTTCGCCTTTTCGATCATGTCGAGCGCATAGTCGAGCTTGTCGCTCTCGCACAGGCTCTTGCCGATCTCGCCGCCCTGTGCCTTGGCAAACGTATAGGCCATGCCGCCGCCGATGATGATGGTGTCGGCCTTGTCGAGGAGGTTGTTGATGACGCCGATCTTGTCGGAGACCTTCGCGCCGCCGAGCACCGCGACAAACGGGCGCTTGGGATTTTCAAGCGCGCCTCCCATGATCTGCAGCTCCTTGGCGACCAGCAGACCGGACACGGCGGGCAGATACGCCGCGACACCCGCCGTGGAGGCGTGGGCGCGGTGGACGGTGCCGAACGCGTCGGAGACATAGAGCTCGGCCATGTCGGCCAGCTCCTTGGCGAACGTGGGATCGTTCTTCTCCTCGCGGGGATCAAAGCGGAGATTCTCCAGCAGCAGGATCTGGCCGGGCTGCAGCGCGGCGGCCTTGGCCTTCGCGTCTTCGCCGGTAACGTCCTTGGCAAAAATGACCTCCTGCCCGAGCAGCTCGCTCAGACGGACGGCGACGGGGGCGAGACTCAGACTCTCCTTCCGCTGTCCCTTGGGCTTTCCGAGGTGGGAGCAGGCGATGACCGCCGCCCCGCGGGAGAGCAGGGCGCGGATGGTGGGCAGGCTCGCGACGATGCGCTTGTCGCTGGTGATGGCGCCGGTCTCCTTGTCCTGGGGAACATTGAAATCGCAGCGCAGGAGAACCTTCTTGCCGGAAACGTCGACGTCGTTGATGGTCTTTTTATGATAGTTCATACAGCTACACTCCTTATGAAATATATACAATCATTGCGATGCTGCTATACACGGAAATGACCTGCTTACAGCCGCGCCATCTCGCCCGTCCCGGTCAGGCCGGGGAAGCCCTGCTGCTTCAGGGCCTCATAGGTGAGGATGGCGACGGAGTTCGAGAGGTTCAGGCTGCGCGCTTCGGCGCGCATGGGCAGGCGGACGCAGCGGTCGGCGTGCGCAAGGCGGAACGCCTCGGGCAGCCCCGCCGTCTCCTTGCCGAAGAAGAGCCAGCAGTCACCCGTCAGGTCGGCCTGACAGTAATCCTGCGGGGCCTTGGTGGTGGCGAGCCAGAGGTTCTGCTCCGCTTCCGGGTGCTGCGCGAAGAACGCGGGCAGATTTTCATAGTCGCGCACGGTGACGAGGTGCCAGTAATCCAGCCCCGCGCGCTTGACGGCGCGGTCGGAAATATCGAAGCCGAGCGGGCGGATGAGGTGGAGGTCGCTGCCGGTTGCGGCACAGGTGCGCGCGATATTCCCGCAATTCTGCGGAATTTCCGGTTCTACGAGTACGATATGGACCATTTTGCTGCACCTTCTTTCCTCCCACCCTGAATGACTTGCCTATTGTAATGCAAATCGGGGAGAAATTCAACTGCTAAATCTTTAAATAGTTGATTTTTTCCTGAAAATACAAAAAAATGCGCCGAGTTTGTTCGACGAAATGACGTTCTCTCCAACGCCGGAGCGGTGAAAATGGAAAAAATCTGGAATTCCCAACAAAAAACAGGGCTTCCAAAAATTATTGCCGGAAATTTCTGCGAAAATACTGGATTTTCCTGAAGTCCTTGCTATAATAGAGAGCAGGATAGGGAAAGGGGGATGATTCCCATGGATTATAGCGTTGTACTGTTTGATTTGAAAACGGAGGGAGCCCCCTCCGAGAAACCGCTGATGCTGCAGCCTGTTCTGTTCTGCCCGGTGCTGACCTGGGTGTGTCAGGAGCTTCGGGCCTGCGGCGCACAGCGGTTTTTTGCTGTCTGTGACGCGGACGCGCGGGAGGAAGTGCTTGCCGCCGCGGAGGGCTTCGATCTGACATGCGTGGACTCCGCCGAAGAGGCGCTGGCGCAGGTGCAGGGCGGCGTGATCGCCGTGCCGGGCGCGGTGGTGCCCGCGGCGGGCGAGCCGTCCCGCGCGGTCTATGCCGCGGACGCAGGCGAGCTGCGCGCCCGTCTCGGCGAGGGAAGGACGCTTGCCGACTGCCCGGCCGAGGCCTCCGGCATCCTGCAAACACAGTATGAGCGCGGCAGCAACGGCTATGTGAAAAGCAAGTATGTCACGCTGACCATCGAGGCGGAGAGCGTCCAGGCGGCGCGGGCAAGGTTTTCCCGCATCGAGGCGGACACCCTGAACCGCTTCAAGGTCATGGGCGCGGCGGCAAAGGTGCTGGACGGCAAGGAGCGGCTGGCGTACAGCAAGAATCTTGGGCCTATTATTCCGCTTGTATCAAAAAATGCAGACTATGAACATAACTATGCGTACAAATCAAATGAAGAAAGCCCCATATCCATGAATTTGTATTTTAATGGACATGACCAAGCTGGTATCGTTGGGTTCCCATCCGGCACTATGGGGTTTAAGAACAATGGAGCAACAGCTATCAAAATATCAATTTCTTCTTCGGATGCCGATAAGTTTTATGTTAAATTTAATTGGCCGAGTTATGGTAAAGAGAAAGATGGTACTGCAACCATGTCTATATATGGCGTTCGTTATACGGGAGAGCGGGACGTATTATATAAGGAAACGTCCCCGTATAATACTAAAAATGGCAAAGTATGGTTTAGTGCTTTAGTACTTAACATAAATGGCGCATCCCAATATACAGGGTTTAATGTCAACTTCGAATCAACAGACGTCTTGCCCGATGAGTATCTTGTGGGCGACGTTTTAGTTTTCGGCGACTTTGACAACTTCGAAATTAGCTATCCGAATGCTTTTTATGTCGCCCCCAATCTCCCCGACATTTCCCAGGGCGATTTTATCCTCGCCCTGATGTCCATGAACGGTCTGTTCGCCTATGCGGACAAGAATAGCCCGAACACGATCAAGCTGATAAGCATCGATGACATAATCGCCAATGTTCAGAAAAACGACATCATCGACTGGAGCGACCGGGTTATCCTGAATGACCTGCACCGAGTCGATATGCCAGACGCCTCGATGTTCACCATCGACGACCTCGCGCAAAGCAACATCCTCGACTACGACAACGACGACGATGTAAAGGCTGACACGCACGGCACCATCACGATCCGCAACGAAAACATCGAGAAAGAAACGGAGCTGGTGTCGCTGCCTTTCTCTGCATCTGAAAATGCAACGACGGACGGGGTAAATTGCGCCGTTGTGCCGATCTATGAGGATAACGGAAAAGGCGGCGCCAATTATTCGGAGTGCTCACCACGCATTCTATCGGGGCGTGGAGCGTTTATGTCGGGCATTGCCCGCTGCATCGGGGTGTTCGATCCGTGGATGAAATTCGGCGGCGAGGAAGGTATCGTAAAGACCCGATATTCATCCTATCAGAAAGTCGTTGACCGTCTGCGGATCATCACCATTCGGGCAAAACTCACGGCTCTCGATCTCTACAACCTCGACTACACGAAGCCGGTGTATATAGCCCAATTCGGGCAGATATTCGCCATATATTCGGTAGAAACAGGCGAAAACGACATCTGCGACTGCCAACTGCTGAAACTGAAAGTAGACGGAGTGGTGGCAGCAACGTATTATCTGCGCTTGGACGGCGAGAATGAAGACAGCCAATGGGTTGCAGAAGCGGACGGCATTAACGGCACAGCGTATGCCATAACATCGAACGGAACGCCCTATATCGTCGATTACGATTCCCGCCTTTATGTCGATCTGTACGAGGAGGACGGCGATCTGCATCTGTCTATCTCCGCTCCCGAAAACACGGGAACCGAAGAAATTAATTACAACCCTGTCATTCTGGGAATTCAGGAGAACGACGCCGTGCGCCGGCAGGTGGCAGTATCCCAGAAAGCAAAGTCGGCTTAATTTATTAACCATTTAACCCATATGAAGAAATATGGCACAGGACACTATCGACAAGATTATTAATATCCAGTTCAGATACTCGGATTTAATTAAAGGGTGGGAGGCCGCCTCGACAGCTATTGACACAGCAAAAGCCAAACTGCAAAAGTTCAAGGAAGCAGGAGATTCCGAGGGTGTTGCCAAGCAAGCGCAGATTATCAAAGCGTTGCGTACCGAGATGTCGGCCTATACCCGAGAGATTCAAGCCAATATCCGCGAAGAGGTTAAACTGGATGGCAGCGTCGAAAATTTACGAGCCGGTATTCAGAAATTAACAGCTCAATACAATAAATTGAGCCGAGAGGAACGGAACAATGCGAAAATCGGAGGAGAATTAAGCGCAAAAATCCGGGAGATGCAAACCGAATTAAATGAGGCTAACGCATCGTTGCTAAACTTTCGAGATAATGTCGGTAACTATGCGAGTGCAGCAAAAGGTTTTACTCCGCTTGCATTCCAAGTACAGCAACTCGCCCGGGAATTTCCGTCGCTCACGATATCCGCCCAGCAGTTTTTTCTGGCGATTTCCAATAACCTGCCGATGCTTGCCGATGAACTGACCCGGGCAAGGATGGCCAACAAAGCGTTGCGAGCCGAGGGGAAAGCGACTATTCCGGTGTTCCGGCAGGTTATTTCGTCCATCTTTTCCTGGCAGACGGCTTTGGTTGTGGGCATTACTCTGCTGACAGCCTACGGTAAAGAGATTGGAACGTGGGTAAAGGGATTGTTTACGGCCAAAGAAGCGGCGCTCTCTATGGCCGAGGCACAAGATAAGGTGAATGACGCTTTGAAGAAAGACGGGTACGGCATCGGTGAACAAATCGCCAAAGTGAAAGAATTGCAAATGCAATGGAGGGCTTTAGGGGACGATCTAAAGGTGCGAAAGCAGTTCATTGTCGATAATAAAGACGCATTCGACGATCTCGGGGTACAGGTAAACAATGTTAATGATGCAGAGAAATTACTTGTTGAACGTACCGATGATTTCATTCAATCTTTGCAATTGAGGGCGCAGGCTGCTGCGGCGCAGAAATTAGCATCTGAGCAATATGAAAAATACATAAAAGTTGTCGCAGAAACGGAGGATGATCTTGCCAAATCGGAACGATTAAGAGATTATTATATAAAACAAAAAGCAGAACGAGAAAAGATGTATGGCGGCCTAACGGCCGATATATATCAACGCCAGATACGAGCTTCGCAGGCAATGATAAACCAGCATCAAGCTGAAATAGATAAAATAAACGAACAGCGAAATGCGGCATTGGATACAGGCAGTATTTATACAAAATTGCAAGCGAAATATGAAAAACAGGCCCATGAAATCCTTGACGCCGCAGGCATTGAGGAGGCCGCCAATGATAAAGTAAATGAGAAAATAAAGAAAGGCATAACACTTGCGGAGCAGCGAGCCCGAGCAGTAAAAGCCGCGCGGGAATCCATCGTAAAAGACATTGCGGCAATCGGTAATGCTCTGGATAAAGAGTTGGCCGATGCTTTCAAGGCTGGAGATAGTGATATTACTAAAGGCTTCAAATCGCAATTAGAAGAGCAGGCGCGAAAGTATCAAAATAGGCTTACTGAAGCCGCATTGTCGGGCGGAAGTTTAGGGGTTGCAAAAGAAGCTATTACAATAGCCAAAGAACAACTGGCGCAGTTGGACGATATAGCCAGCAATGAAGAGCTTATCAATCGGTTAGGCTGGGACGATGTGGAGCTGCAACGCCAACGGCTCGACCTCCGTATGCAGATAGCGAACGCCGAACAGAGCATCGCCCGGGAGCAGGACCGCACAGCGCAAGAGGCAGCACGGCAGACGGCGCAAACTCTCAGCAAATTATCAGGCATGACAGGGGCCTTTTCTGCAATGTTCGATGCACTGGGCGGAGAGGGCGAACGTTATGCGGAATTTGCGAAAACATTGGCCGTATTTCAGGTTGTTTTAGCGCAGGCCGAAGCCATAGCCAACGCCGTAGCCTCGTCAGCTAAAGCACCGTGGTTCATGATACCGATAACTATTGCGTCAAGTATCGCTACGGTAGTCGCAGCCATTGCGCAAGCTACACAAATAACAGATTCAGCAGAGACCCCGAAATACGCCTCCGGCGGTCTTGTCACAGGGCCGGGCTCCGGAACTTCGGACAGCATCCCCGCAATGTTATCCAACGGCGAAGCTGTGATGACCGCCCAGGCTGTCAACGACTGGGGCGCAATGCTATCGGCCATGAACGTGGCAAGCGGTGGAAACGCCATCCAAGTATCGAATCTTCCCCAGCGCAACGACGGAATGAAGGGGATGGAGCGCATGATGGAACGGGCCCTGATGAATATGCCGGCGCCCATTGTTTCGGTGGTTGACATCAACAAGGGGCAGAAGCGGGTCAAGGTTCAAAACAGCCTCGGAAAATTGGGGCGAAAAAAATACAAATAATTATTGCACAACGTGCCGAAGGTTTACACCTTTGTCACGAACGCTTATGAAGATATAAGCCGCGGAATCATGTACGAAATAACACCTACATATCACCACCCTGTAGTGGCCGAATCTGCCATAAGCGCGAGTGCTTTGTCTAACTTAACACATCAAACTAATGGCAGTACAGGCATGTACCACTACGCTCGGGCGAGACATTCTCAATGATTGCAACGAGCCCCACGCAAAAGGCGTGGAAAAGTTTTTCTATTTCATCTCCCGGGATGCTATCGACTGGGACAAATCCACACGCGAAGGCTTCGTGATTACCAACTTGGTGGCCCTGACTGGCAAGCGGGGTTACAAGGTCCGGAACCCGTCGAATGAAACCCCGGCGATCACCATCACAGACCAAAACCCGAGCATCGACGCCGCATGGGACAAGGTTCTCCCCGTTACCCTTTTGGCTGACAGCCCGGAGAATGCCGCCGCAGTTCTCGGATTGAAGCAGGACAAATATGTCTGCATCTACGAAAACATGGAGAAAGGCGACGCGGGCAAACAGGCGTTCGGCGTCATCGGCTGGGAGCAGGGCGCGACTGGCGTAGATATGAATATGGACAAGAGCGGAGATGTCGGCGGATGGATCGGCAATATCACCGAAACCGGGGCCCCTACTCCTAATCTGTTCTTCTACAAGACGGACTACGCAACGACGAAGGCGGCGCTCGAATCGCTGTGTTCGGCAGCGGCCTAATCATGCAATCAGCTGAATGGTATAGAGGGAGGGTTTCTGCCCCCTCTCTATCCGATGCCGACAAGTCTGTTATCAGGGCAGATTGGAAGCAGGTCACGGGCAAGGATTTCACCGCATCATTCAACGCCCGGTGCCCGAACTGTCATCACGATGCGGCAATACTAATTTTACGGACTATGAACAAGCAGGAAAACGGCGGATACATTCTTAAGAGGGGTGTCGCTTTCAGATATAAAGGCAAAGTATATACCGCCGACAATATCACAGCTCCGGCCGCTGAATGGTATATCTCGCAAGACCTGAAGCACCGGGACGATTTTGAAGTCCTTGCAAAGGATTACGACGAGTACGAGATAGGATCTTTCAATCGCAAAGAGGAATAATATGGCTGACGACAATATTCGCCACGTCAATTATGCCAGTGATTTCCGAGTGGTGTTTTCATTTCCAGACGGCAAACTCCCGGATTATCCTTGGCGCATCGAGCTAAAGACACCGGACACCCCGGCGTATAATACTTATGTGGCCTCGTTTGACGGGTCAGTTTACAGGCGGTGCGTGCCACTTGAAGATAATTCCATTCTGGTGCTTGTGGATAGGCACCATCTTGCGCCCGGCATCCTGTGCTACCAGATGAAGCGAGATGTCCCTGACAGTCTATTCCCCGACGGTGAAATGAATATCACAACGCCGGGATGCACCAGCATTGAGTTGTGGAGTGGAACATCGGAAGAACTGCCCATTGAGCAGATCAATACGATCATTGCCACACTCAAAGGCGAGCCAGGAGACGCCGGACAAATAGAAAACATAACCGCTTCAGTTAATAATACAACCGGCGCACCAAACGTAGAAGTTCAACTTGGAGGCACCCCCGAAAAACGAACTATAGCTCTTAAATTTTCGGGGATCAAAGGCGAAACTCCCCAAATATCGGCCGACGAGGAAGGCAATATCTATTCTGACGGAGAGCTTGTGACCGCTGTCGTGGCGGAGGTCGTCGTTAAAGCCGACACTTCAGCCTCAAACGCCGACCTCCAGGCCGCGCGTGCGAAATCTCTGGCCGACCACCCTCCGAAGATCGTAACGGTCGACGATACGAATTACTGGGCCTTCTGGGATGAAGAGGCGAAAGACTATATCACCTCATCCGTCCGCTCGGATGGCGGTCCGATCTTCGCCACGTTCGACATTGATCCGGCGACAATGCTCCTGGGCGTGAATTACCAGCCCGGCTACGGCCGCGGTTCCGAGTTCGAACTTCAGGACGGGCATTTGCATTACGAAATTAACGACTGAAAGATATGGCAAAGACAAATTTAGGGAAAGTGGGCCTTACGCCCAAAAAGGCGTATTCGGCGAGCATTACATACGAGCGCCTGGACTTCGTTACAGCGGGCGATTCGTCTTACGTTTCACTTCAGGATAACAACCTCGGACACCCGGTGACGGACGGGGCTTGGTGGCAGGTTTTGGCGTCCGGGGCCGCTTCGACGGATGCCGCAACCGCCGCCCTCGACGCTGCCGCCGCAGCTCTCGAAGCCGCCGCAGCGGCCGCCCCCGTCGTTGTCAACGTCGAAGGTGCGGATGTCACGATCAACGTCGAAGGCAACCACAAATACATCTGCGGGGAGCTGACCTCGCTCAAGATCGGGACCGTGGAAAAATCGGCCCGGACTTCGGCGATCTTCTTCACATCGGGAAACGTTGCCACGGAACTCACCTGGTCGGACGACCTCGTGGACATCATCGGCTACAAGACCCCGGCGCCGAATCGAGCCTACGAGATCAATATCGAGGAACTCCGCGCAATCATCGAATAGCCATGGACCGCAGACGAAGTTTGTTGAAGATCGCCGCGCTGCGCAGCGAACGCGAGCAGCAGGTGGGGGTGAATTGCACGAAAGGGTATCTTGAATCGACGGATGCCGGGCTATTGTTCGACGGTCCGCGGAGTATGGAGTGCTTCTTTAATCTCCGCCAATCTGATGGCACTCAACGACCGGCACAATTCTCAACCTCGATGCTAGCTATCGCCGTCACGCCAATGGATGCGATAATGTTCCACTGCGGAGATAAGTCGCTACAAGTGAGTCGGGTGACAATAGGTGACGATATACATGCCGTCATATCCTATGATGGAGCAACTGCGATGTGTTATATCAATGGCATCGAGGTAGGTGCTATGCAACCAACAGCATACACGCCGAGCGCGTTATTCCGCATTGGAGATCCGTTACATATTACTAAAAGCCCGGTCCATTTCTGCCGTCATTTCAACTACGCCCTTTCCGCGGAAGAAGTAGCGGCCCTCTACAACGACGGTGATCCCGCTGGGTATATCGTACCCAAGTCGCGCAGGTTACAGACTACCCCGTATATACGTCTAATGGCTCCTATGACGACCGATGGTTGGTCGTCATATAATGCGCAATCTATTCCTCCAACTATTGTAGACGGCGCTTTAGCTGTGACATATCCAACAGAGACTGGGCAGGGATATAATAATGGAATATGGAGGCCTCTTTCTGTGAATGTAGAAAATGAATGCTATTTTTTGCTGAAATTCAAAGCTAAAGCAGACGATGACAACAGCCGTATCGCTTCTTTCGTCGGAGTGGGATCCGGGCTGCCGTATTACAGGCATGATGTCATTGCATCAACATCGTTCACTGAATATTATGCGGTTTTTAAGAATACGAGAGGAGTGCCTATGACCTCTATCGGATTCTATCCTATGTTCAACACTTCCGGAAATGGTAAATTCTATATCAAAGATGTTAGCGTCACCTCCATAGGGCTCATCGCCGAGTACCTGCCGCAGAACCTTGTGGCGAATAATAACGGCCTTGTATCTTCCTGGCTGGATTCCGCCAAGCAGTTCCCGCTGAACGACGAATACCTGCCGCCGCTGTTGCAAAGTGACGGAGGATATGACCTGACTGCTGACGGAACGCCGGAAATAATCATCAAATAACGAACTATGAACAACTACGCAAAACTGATCGACGGGCGTATGGAGTATGCGCCCAATTCAATCCGGACCGCTGACGGGCTGGTCTGCAATCCGCGGCCGGACAAACTGATCCCGCTTGGATACAAAGAGGTGATCTTCGACGAGCAACCTGAACCATCCGATCCGCCGAAGCATTACCGGGAGGTCTACACAGAGGAAGATGACCGCATTCGGGTCGGCTGGGAATACACGCCCGAACCGGAGCCGCAGCCCGATCCCGAACAGTTGCGGGAAATGGCCTACCGGGCCGAAGCGGACCAATACCTGATGGCCTACGAGGGCTATCTGGCCGAGGGCAAGATACTCGAAGCCGACGAGCAGAAGGCACTATACCTGGCCAAAAAGGCCGAGATCAGGGAGCGATTCCCGGATAAGTAACCTGTCGGTCGAACTCTCGAAATACCGCAAATATATGAAAAGACTTATCAATAAACTCGTCGGAAGGCTCAACGCCGTTGCCAAGGACAAATACCAACACTTCGCAGTCGGGGCGGTCATCGCCTCCGCGGTGTTGATCGTGGCCGTGCCGTTGGGCGCCTGGTGGCGGTGGTTGCCGTTGCTGGTGTCGATGGTCGCCGTCTTGACGGCCGCCATTTTAAAGGAGCGCAAGATCGACCCGAAAGCCGACATGCAGGACATTCTATGGGCGCTCGCAGGAGGAGCCGTAGGATGGGTGGTGTTCATCGTGTTTACCCTAACTGCGAGATAGGATGGACTGGACTACGATCATCATTTCCTTGGGCGGGGCGTTGTTGACTGGCGGCGGAGCCTTGTCTTTGCTTTACTATAAAGAAAATCGTCGGGCCAAGCAGATCGACAACGAAAAATCCGTCGTCGAGGAGTGGCGCGGGATCGCCGAAGAGCGAAAGGCCCGTTGCGACGAACTCAAGGAATCGCTCGACCGGAAGGATGCGAAGATCGACGCCATGTACAAGGAGAATTCCGAGCTGCGCAAACGAAACGACAAACTATCCTCTGCGAATACTGCGCTGTCGATTCTCAAATGCAAAGTCCTGGGATGCGACAAGCGCCAGCCACCGTTCGGCAAGAATGAAAACTGTGAATCGTAAACAAAACATTTCCAAAAGTTCAAGATCATGAAAAAGACAACCAAAATCGCATTGATTGTGCTCGCCGCCGTAGTGGCCGGCATCGTACTGTTTAACCTGCTGCCCGACGGCATCCGCATCTGCTCGACGATCTCGGCCGGGGTGGGACTGGTGGCTGGCATCATCGTCAAATCGTGGTGGGACCGTAAAACGAAATAGCCATGACTCCGCGAGGATTAAGAAACAACAACCCGCTGAATATCGAAAAGACGAAAGGCGGAAACCCCTGGCGGGGCGAGATCGTGCCGTCGAAGGACAGTCGTTTCGCGCAGTTCACGACAATGGCCTACGGGTATCGGGCTGCATTCAAACTGCTGAACAATTACCAGCGCAACTATGGGCTGGACACCATCCGGAAGATGATCGACCGCTGGGCGCCCAGTAACGAGAACCACACGGACGCCTACGTCCGCACCGTGGCCGAGAGATCGGGTGTACCCGCCGATAGCCGAATCACCGCGACCAACCGGGATGTGATGGTTCCCGTAGTTGCGGCGATGTCGTTCGTGGAAAATGGCGTGGAAGCCAAAATGTCCGACGTACAGTCAGGATGGGATTTATTCATCAAGGGATGAAACCTCTGATTTCGTACCTGCTCGCCGCGCTTGTCGCCGGGGCGATGCTCTTCGGATGGGGATACCGCCGGGGAGCGGCCTCGGTGGAAATCATGTCGGAAGTGCGTATCGATACCGTGTTCTATGAGCAGCCGCAGCCGTACGGTTTTTCCGAACAGCTGGTGACGGTGAATGTCCCGCGGCTGCTGTTTGCTCCCGCGGATACGGTGGTGCGTGTTGTCGAGGCTGCGAGCGGCGCCGACAGCGTGCAGATGGAAGTCCCGGTGCGCACGCTCGAATACCGAGACTCTACCTACTATGCCCGGGTGGTCGGCCCCGTTATCGGGGATTTGGCGCCCCGGCTGGACTGGATCGAGGCCTACAACCGGACCATTACCCGAACCGTTACAAAACGTAACAGGTTTGCCGTGACGGCTGGGGTGGGTGTAGGATACACGCCGCAAGGTTTGCTGCCGACAGCCGGAGTGCAGGTCGGGATCGTACTGTGGAGTTGGTAAAGATATAAAGAAAAGTCGCCTATGTAATAATATAAGCCCATGCGATTGGGGAATGAGCATAAAAAGTCCCCAACGCTCCTCTCCATTATACCACTAATGTGTGCCATACGCACCGAGCATTGAGGACTATTCCTTAATTCGGGTGTATGGCTTTTTACATTAGTGGTATGTCAAATTTAAACTAAATATTTGATATGGAGATACGTAAAACCGAGATTTTTGCAAAAATACTTGATATTGTTGCAAATGAAACGGAATTGACATCCGAGCAAATCCTTTCGTGTTGTCGCACGGCCGAAACGGTTGATGCCCGTTACATGCTCGCTCATCTATTGCGGCGCGAAGGTGTATACATCAGCGAGATCGCCCGCATGATGCATTTCTCTCGCCGAGGTATCGAAAAAATGCTTTCTCAGTTCGAGGACCGCCTCTCTCAAAGCGGACACATCTTCAAAGTGACCTTTGAACGCATTGCGAACAAAGTGCGCATAGCCTTCGAATCATCCCGTTGACCACCCTGCCGAGCCTGACCACCTTTGCATTGTAGCTATAATACAATGCTACCTCAATCGCTGAAGAGGTAAGAGGCGGACGAAATCATGTATATACATGGAAGCAGATTATTTAACGTCGGGCGATCTGGCTATGTGGGAGAGCAATCGCCATTGCTACAAGCACCGCGACGGCATGGCCGCCACGGGTATCGGTCTGGCTGCTGGTCTGGGCGGCGGCGCACTCCTTCTGGCTGCAGCCGGAATCTGGGGCATTAACCAGGCATCCAAAGCTCGCAGCGAGGGTGCAAGCAAGGCCATCGACATCCTCGCCCAGACGCAGCTCCAGGAGCGCGTTTCGCGTGAGGGCTGGCAGAACAACCATGCCCCTACGATCAGCCAGTACGTTGATGTACGGGCAGGTGCAGGCGCCGGGGCAGGCGCTAACGCGCTGTCGAACGCCGAAGCAATCGCGCTGGCTCAGGCGATCAATGGCAATTCGGGGCTCAACTCCGCCATTGGAGGGTGCAATTTCCTCCGCGTGGCGAGGTATTCCGCCCCGCAGCCTTGTGGTTGCGACACGTGCCAGGGTTAGCCCTTCCGGGGAGGGGCGGGATCCGCCCCCCCCCTTAACCCTTAAAACCGCTACGATATGCTATTCGCTAAAAAAGAGTATCACAATATGGACACAATCCGCACAACATCCAAAGACGCCCTGAAAAGATCGCTTATGCAGATGTATCAAGGTGATGTGGCCACGATGGAGCGGATGTATGATTTCTACATGAAAGACATGGAGAAGGTCCCCGATTTCGACCCGGTACCGCCATCGATGCTCCAGCAGGCAAAAACAACCATCGGGGAGCTGTTCGGATGGGCCGATGCCAATCAAGACAAATTAGTCGGCGCCTACAATCTATTCAGAACTATCAGAAGCGGAGAGCCTATAAGCACCGTGAGCGCCGCTGCTCCCGTAGCCGATGTCCCACCACTACCGAAACTATAAGCCATGCAACCCTATAAGATCGAAATATACATATATGCTGAATCCGAGCAGGAAGCCCGGGAGGTGCAGCAGACAGCCTATGATTTCGTGAACGAGAACTACCAGCGAGGAGGGCTCGTGACGGCATCCAAACTGAAAGACCTGCTGATAAAATACAAGAACAACTTTTTCGTGCAAAACTTTCTGAAACGATGAGCGAGAACACCAATCCCCAGGAACCGCGTCAGCCGCGGAACCTTTTCGAACAGATTCTGTTTGGCGTGCAGGTAACCAACGACAATATCGTGACGCTGCACGGCCGCGTAGACGCCTTCGAGGCGAAAATAAATGCGATATACGATGCACTATACCCTACCTCCGAGCCTAATGCCTCCGGCGCGGATGAAAAAATAGAGACAGTAGGAGGCAAAACTAAATAATTACCCATTTTATGAACTGTAACAAAATTCAAGCGGCTGTTATTACACCCGTTCTGGCAGCCGGATCGGTGGCTTCGCCGTACTTTTATGAGGTGAACATCACCCAGCGGCTTTGCTATCCGACGTGCGCAGACAACACTCCGGTATTCAATCCGCAGTTCTCGTTGAAATCGCTGTCACAAGTTGGGACCGGACGCTATGTGGCTACCGTCCATGTCGAGGGCATCATCTCTTATGTTCCGTGTAACGGCGGATGCGGATGCACCAAGCAGCAACCTCTCTCGCAGGATTTCACGATTCCCATTCAGTCGGCATCGACACCCACCGTAACCATCGAGCAGGGAGCCGCGATGAACGCCGTGGCGGCATCAGCCTGCCAGCCGTGCAGCCGGACATTCGTATCGGAGACGCCGATCACCGTAACGGTGGCAACGGCCGCAACCCCAACAGCGTAGCGGTATGCTGTGGATAGCCCTGCTCACTATGATATGCGCCACCATTGCGCAGCACCTCGGGCTGGCCGAGAAGATCGCGCAGATCGGCAGCCAGGTCATGGCATGCCCGAAATGCCTCTCGTTCTGGGCTACGCTCTTTGTGCTGCTCGTTAACGGATGCAACATACTATGTGCGGTAGGGCTATCCCTATTTATGGCATACATTGCTAATTGGGTCGGATTCGCATATTATGGTGCGGAGAAATTATACGAAATATTATGGCAAAGAACAACAAGAAACCCGGATCAACGTCCTCAAAAGAAAAGGTCGAACCGGCAGTAATAATCCATACGCCAAATATCGTGGGAGTATATAAACCGCTGCCGCGGGTTCGGGCGTGCAAAAACTGTTAGATATGACATCAAGTGAAATGAAAGAACGATACGAGCGGCTACATGACAAGATGGCCGGCATGGACGATGAGCACGCAGAAAAGGTGTTCGCGGGAGCCCAGATGTGGGCATTCGGGAAAATCGCGGAAACGTCGCCGACCATCGCCGAAATGTGGCTTGGGAAAATGGAGGCGATATGCTGGTATAATTACCTGTCAGACGCCGAGGCAAAGATGATCGCCGCGAAGCTCGTAAACCAAGACGGAAACACCGGAGCAAAATGGAGCAAGGACGCATTCCTGCAAACCGTGGAAAAGCTGGACGGGGAGGTCGAAAAGGAGCCGTATTACAACGACAATGCCCTATGGGTTACGGCTGTAATGATATACAGCGATCACGCCAAGAGTATCGCCGAGGATATGGGACACGCTTCGCCGGCTGATATTCCGTCCGAAAAAATGGCGCGATCTTGCTACCGGAAAGCCGTGGAGAAACTCTGCGACAAGGATCGGAAGCACTTTATCCGAGAGTATTTCGAAGATGAACTGACGTAGAAAAACGTCCTCGCATTAATTGCGGGGACGCTACTTTGTTATGAATGAAGAAATGACATACTGGATGTCGCAGCTCGAAATAAGCGAGTGCTCCGCACCGCTGTTCGCCCTTGTGATCGCAAAGATCATGGAGGCTATATGAATCAAAACCGCGTCAGCAATGCGGCATTTTTCTCTCGTTCTTCTCGTTCAAAAGAAGCGAGATAATTTTCTGTCGTCTTCAAGTCCGTATGTCCGAGGCTTTCGGAAATATAGGCTATACTTGCCCCGGAACGCTTCAATACGGTGGCGAATGAATGGCGGGCCGTATATGTTGAAACCGGAGGCAACCCTAATGCTTTGGAAATAGACCTAAATTTACGATTTATGCAGCTTGTTAGGTCTTTTGCCTTTTGCCGCTGCTCCTCAATAGATTCTTTGCCCGTAAGAATAGGAAATATAAAACTATCAGGACTTTCTTTGTTGCCCCATCGTGATATAATATCCTGCATTTGAGGTACAATTATCGCCCGCACGGCTTTCCGGGACTTTGTGCGGTGCTCCGTCTTTTTCCGTACATAACTTATTTCCCCGTCCTCAATATCACTATATCGCAACCTTACGAAGTCGGCGACATTGATTCCATTGCACAAATACATAAACAGCCAATAATCGCGGTATTTTGCTGTTGCTTCGTATCCATCATCATAACGGGCTATCAAGCCTATCTGCTCCAATGTAAGGGCCAGTTTACGCCCCTCTCCTTCCTGTATCTCGTAGCGCCCCCGACCGAATGGATATTGTGCTTCCTTTACAATACCAATAGCCCGTGCCTGGTTGAATATCGATCGCAGAGCGCGCATATATATCGCAATAGTTGTCTGTCCCTTACCCGAAGCACGCATAAACTCTTCGAATCGACGCAGCCATGAAATAGATACGTCGATATATTGAACCTCCCGCTTTGAAAAAGCATTCATCGACAGCAACAATGCACGCAGAATATCCGCCGTCCCTATGTGGGATGTCTCCCGCAATTCCTGCTCTTTGATTTGGATGGATGCATTTACCGAAGTAGCGCCGGCTCCTTTCAAACGAGCACCTAACAATTCAATCGTGAAACAACCTTTTGACGTTAAATCCTCGACAGCTTGTCGAACCAATTCAAAACTATTTTCTATATCTTTGCGAACGGATACAAGCGAATGAAGGCGCGTCGCATTGAGCCGCTGCCAATCATCGGGCATCATACTCTTACCGGTTGGGTAATAAGAGCGCACACGACGATACGATACCCGGATACGCACGGGATACTGGCCATTTGCCAACGCCCGGCGGGTGTCGAGAATAGTGGCCACCGTTACGCCATCCTTTGAATAGTAGTGGTTGTTCATTGCACATTATTTGCACACATCTTATTTATTGCGTGCAAAGATATGCAAAGATATGAAAAATAAAATTGCTTGACAAGTGTTGTTGTAAACGATATGAAAAGCTATGAAAAGCCATGAAAACCAATAAAATATGCATGGCATGCAAGAGGTCACGAGTTCGAATCTCGTATTCTCCACCATAAAAACGGGACCATCGAAAGATGGTCCCGTTTTTCAGTGTATGTTTCCGCCCGTATCGGCCGCACCCGGCACAAACGGCACAAAAGCATCCGTGCCGGCCTCCACCCGCAACATTAGCGATAATTCAGCGAAAAAACCACGGCGGCAGCCAAAAACAACAAAACGAAATATCCGGCCGTCCTTGCGGAC